CCTTGTTCATCTGCCACGCACCCATGGCGTTGATGGTCTCCCACGTGGTGCGTGCCTCTTTCTCGCCGATGCCTTGGCTGGCTGCGCCTACTTTGAACTTCTCCCAGTAGCCGTCAAAGAATTCCTTGCCCATGCGCTTGGACATCGCCTTGCGGATGGTGCTGGTCTCTTTCCAGTCAAACTTGCCGATCTCCCGGACGATGGCCAGGGTCTGCTCCTGGTACACAGGCAGGCCGTAGGTCTCAGCCATGTGGCTCTCGACCAGAGGGTGGATCGGGGTGTAGGCCTCGCCATTCTTGCGCTTGACATACTTCTCGGTCACCCCGCCACCGAACGGACCCGGTCGCGCCAAGGCGGTCACAGCGTCGATCTCTGTGATGGTCTCGAATTCGATGTCCCGGCTGATGGCCCGCAGAGCGTTGCCTTCAAACTGGAAGATGCCGCAGAGCCTGCCCTGATTGAAAACGTCGTAGGTGGCCGGGTCGTCAAACGGCAGGTTGTACCAGTCGACCCCGACGTTGGCGTCCTCCAGGATCCCGAGCGTGCGCAGACCCAGGACATCGATCTTCAGCAGGCCGATCGCCTCAGCAGCGTTCTTCTCGATGTGAGCGATGCCATGTGAGTCCACCACAGCATAGTTGGTTATGTCGTCGTTGCAGACGAGCAGGCCAGCCGCGTGCACACCGGTGTGGGAAGCGTGTCCCTCGACGATCGATGCGGCTGCAGCTTGCGGGTAAGCCTTGATGAACTCCTGACCGGGCTTGGTGGTGTAGAGCGTGTCCTCAAGGCAGTTGTTTGCCCGGCTGTCCGCCGAGGAGCGCTCGATCATGGCGACCTTGACCGCTGCGGTCGCGGCTGGCGGGATGTTCAGAGCCTTGCAGACCTGGATCAAAGCTGACTTCGGCTTGAACTTGCTGACGGTGCCGATCTGGGCGACGTTGGAGCTCCCGTATTTGTTGGCCATGTAGTCGAAGACCATCTGCCGCTTGTCGTCGGGGAAGTCGAGGTCGATGTCAGGCAGGTCGGTGCGGCTCACGTCAATGAAGCGTTCGAAGTAGAGTTTTGGTGGGATCGGGTCGATCTCAGTTATGCGTGCGAGGTAGCACGCCAGAGAGCCAGCGGCAGAGCCTCTGCTGGGTCCGACCAGCATGTGTTCTTTAGCATAGTGGACCATGTCGGCCACGACGATGAAGTAGCTCTCGAAGTCTTTTGACCTGATGAGCTCAAGCTCATATTGCAGCCGGTCCTCGTATTCCTGAGTCCAGGCTTGCTTCATCCCTCTGTACTCAATGCCGGCTCTGCAAACCGCCTCAAGGTCTCCGTCAGCCCTGATCATGGGCGCCGAAGGCAGGACGAGGTCAGAGCAAGTGTCTGCGATGTGCTTCGCCAACCCAGCCTGTTCGGGCGAAGCATCCAGTTGATCAAAGTCCAGGATGTGCTGCGGGGTCGGCTTGGCGCCTGCTCTCGAGATCAAACCGAACACATCTGAGTCATCCGGCGACGAGAAGGCGTTGTCAGCGATCTTCACCGTGCACAGCTTGTGCTTCTCAGCCATCATCCGCTTCTGGTGATTGAGCACGCGGCTGGCTGGGCTCAGGTCAACCACAGCCTCTGCTTCAGCGAGGAAGGCTCCGTCCGAGATCTCACCAGCAAATTTGATGATGCCGTCGCTCATGCGGAGGACGTCGCGGCGGAACAGGCGCGGGACCGACCCATACTTGGTCGCTAGTGGCTGCTGGTGGGCTTTCGAGGCCGACCGGTACAGTTCGCTGAGCGAAGCCTTATTCGTGGCTAGGAACCACATTGAGACCGGGTTGTCCTCGTCGTCCACCACCATCTCGAGACCGAGCATCGGCTGGATGCCAGCAGCCTTGCAAGCGTTGTACCAAGGCACATGCCCCCATGTCGAAGCCTTGTCGACGATGCCAGCGGCTGTACAACCGATCTGCTTGAGGCGCTCGACGACCCGATCGATCGGAGCGAATGTGTTGCCGAAGCTGTACTCAGTCCGGATGCGCAGGTGTACGGTCATCAAAATGCCTCGAAGAATTTCATTGCGATGAGAGCTTCGAGCAACGCAGCAGCGTCGTCGGAGGCACGGTGGGTCTGCTGGAGGACCTTCCCGGTCGCGTGCTCATAGAGCTCGGTCAGCTTCAGTCTACGGCCCTTCAGGTGCATATGCTCCTGGACGGTGCAGACGGTCTCTTTTGGCCACACAGGCTGCACGCCGATGCGCTTCGCCTCATTGTTGATCATGGCCGTGTCGAATGGAGCGTTGTGCGCAACGGCAACGTCGGCCCAAGCGAACATGCCCGAAGCTTGCTCCCAGGCCTCGGCGAAGCTTGGCTTGCCGACCAGGTCCTCGTTCTTGATACCGGTGATCTTTGTGATCTCAGCTGTGATTGGCTCGCCCGGATTGATGAGCCAGTTGTGGACCTTGGTGCTGTCTTCAGGACACCGCGTTAAAGCCAACGCGCTGTCATAGACGACCAGGCCGAGCTCGATGATCTTCGGTTGCTTCTCGAGAGGCGCGACATCTGGCAGAACCAGGCCGGTTGTCTCGGTGTCGAATATGATAAACTTCATGATGCCCTTTCGGGAGAGGCCGAAGCCTCTCCCATTGGACCGGCCTAGACCGGAGGATGGTCTCGACGGACGATGAACTTCAGGTCGGTGCCGAGCAGGCGTTGCGTGTCGAAGATCACGTAGTTGTACCAACGCTTGCCGGCGATGACAGGGTTGCTGTGGCTCTCGGTCTCGACCTCCTGAGCCACGGCGATGCCGCGCTCGGCGAAGAACGCACGCCATTGGTCGAGCTCTTCAGCCGTCACGTGCATCCCGAAGTGGCTGACGCGAGGAAGATGACCCTCGACCCAATTCTGTCCGCTGACATACTGCAGAACCTCGAATTCCTTTCCGCTGCAGATGTCGTAGTTGAAGGCGAGGTTGGCAACGTTGCTCGCCTCCCTGCCGAAGACCTCGCCGGAAGCGTGGACAACATCGTGGTTCCATTCCTTCGTCCCGATGGCTCCGAGAAGGTCGAAGGCGACATTGGTGGCGAGATCGCCTCCGAGGCAGATTGCGATCTGCTCGATCTTGAACTTCATGGTGTCAGGCTCCATAGGGCAGCACGCAGCCGCTCAGGTACTTGTGATTGTCCTTCTCGGACAGGAGGTAGGCGATGAACTCGGCGAGCTTTTTGGGGTCGGTCTCCTCACCGGTTATCAGGCTGTTGATCTGGTACTGCCTCGCGTATTCAGCAGTCCAACCGCGTGTCTTGACGACCTGCTCTTCGATGCTCTTGCTCATCCCGGTGCCTGCCAGCTTGTTGGGGGAGATCCCGAACACCGTGATGCCATGGCGGCGGGTCAGCTCGCGAGCCAGCTGCAGGGTCATGATGTGCGCTGCACCCTTGCTGGCATTGTAGGCCAGCGACCCGGTCATCGGCATGTGCGACGCATTGCTCACGATGTTGAGCACGGTCCCCTTGTTCTTGATCAGGTCTGGCAGAGCAGCCTTGGTCATCATGAAGATGCCCTTGGCATTGGTGTCGACGACCTTGTCCCAGTCAGCCTCGGTGAAGTCTTCGAGGTAGCCGATCAGGTTGACGCCAGCGCAGTTGATCAGGATGTCCGCGCCACCGAACTGCTCCAGGGTGTCAAAGAACAGTCTGTCCGGCTGGACGACATCTTCATATTGGTCCCAGTCGTATCCGAAGACGTTGAAATTCCGACCAGAGAGCTCATCGACGATAAGTTTGCCTAGGCCGCTGCTGCTGCCGGTTACGACGACGTTCAGTGGTTCACGCTTGTTCATTTTGGATGCGCCCTTGCTCGACCCGGTTGAGGAGGATTGCCTCGATCATCGCGCTGTAGACAGCGTCATCGTGCACGCTGTCGATGTGCTTCATGCCAGAGATGATGAAGCGGGTCAGCTTCACCACCTTAAGCTCGAACAGATGAAAGAGCTCGAAGTCTGCGGCTGAAGCAAGCACGACCCCATCAGGGAAAAATGCTTGCATCACCTTGCCGACCATGACGTAGTTGTCTACGTAAACTTTGTTCTTCTCGCGGAAGGTCTCGCTCATAGACGCGAGCACATTGTCTGCGCTTGTTTTCTTCATTGAATCTTTGCCTTGATTGCGTTGATGTTGAGGGACCGGTACATGTCAAGAACGTCGTCCCGGTCGTCGTAAGCAGCGACGATGTCTCCGCCGAAGGTCGTGCGCACGCGCTCCACCATCCAAGCCTTGACCTTCGGCGATGAACCGAAGTCGGTGTCCGGCCGCATGATGATGCTGTTGACGCGCACAGCCTTGGCCTTGCACCAGGCGTTGGTCTCTGGTTTGTAGAGCTTCGGCCTGGTGGTGAGGACGATCCGCATAACGCCACCTTTGTGCCCGTGATTCTCGCTGAGGATCTCACGGTTCATCACCTTGTCGAATTGACACCGACGATGATAGTCGTGGTACCTCAGGTGCAGATCGTCCTCCGCCCACCAGATGTACGGTCGGCGCCACCGGTCGTCGCTGATGGTCCCGTCGAGGTCATACAGAATGATTGGAGACATCAGCCCTTCCGCAGTTTGTCGACGATCTTCAGCAGCTCACCGCGCTCCTTGAGATCTGGGAACTTGTTCTTGGCATATTCCTCGATCTCATTGAAATAGTCCCTGCCCTGCTGGAACAGGAACTTGGACGCCCAAGGGTGAACCTTGAGCACCTCGTCCACCATGGCGTTCACCACCTGCTGGTACTCGCCCTGCGTGCGCCCACCGGTCCTGCTCTTGGCAAGATCGACAAACGTTCGCAGGTTGAACTTGCAGACGATGTTGGTCGCGATGTTGGTCGGCAGGATCCCGCGTGCGTCCTCCGCCGGCACACCCATGCCGATCAGCTTGTTGTAGGCCGACCGGATGGCTGCCAGGGCTTCATCGACCACGAGCGTGGC